ATATGTCTTTGCAAGCTTCACTGCGGGGTTAGGCCCGTTGCCGGGGTCAACAATCACATTGGTTGTAGGGGCTGCTGGTGCTGCTGGCGCGGTGTCTCTTGGAACTCCGGGGCCGGGCGCTGCCGGTAGAATTATCGTAACAGTAGCCTAGCTCTGCTTATTTATAGGGATGTAGCAGAGCTTGTAGTGCTCTTTGCAATATGACCGCTTGGCGACTGGCTCGCCGCAAAAGAGAGTGCCGAGATCCTCGTCGCTCCCGGTGACGTACCGGCACGAGTTATAGCGCAGGTCCATGATCGTCACCTTTGGCTTCGCGCGAAGCTCCACCCTGCCGCTGATGCGCAGCGTGTAGACGTGATGGCTGACCTCTTTTTTAGAGAGGCCAACCTCAATTGAAATCTGGGAAAACGACAGGCCGCCTACCCAGAGTTCCAGTATTTTGTTGATTGCATCGCCGCCGCCGTGCATCTTCATCAAGCCCGTTAGTTATCCAAAGTCGCTAAAGGGCTGACGAAACTAGACTGGGCCCATCGCGAGTAGCGGTACGCTCGGTGAGCCTTTTTTCATGCGTCTTAATCGCGTGCAGTATCGTCGTGTGGTCCTTGTGGCCAAGAAGCTTTCCGATCTGCTGCAATGTCAGGCCGCGCTCCATGCGCAGGCGGTATGCCGCCTCCTGACGTGCCAGAACATACATCTGCTTGCGTGACGTCCCCTTGATGTCCGCAAAGCTCACGCCGTGGCTTTTGGCGACGCGGTAGATGATCTGGTCGGGCGGATTGATAAAGGTGGGCTCTTTAAATTCGATCACTACGGGCTTAGGCGGCGGCTCAAAGCTCTTCTCTTGTTTAAATTTTGATGTGTCGCTGATGCGCGCACGAACTGCGCGGTAGTGGGCATGCAATTCTTCCAGCGTTTGCATTGATTGGCTCCCTAAAGAAAAAGTGGGCGCTTTCGCGCCCACCGTCAGTTCTTCTTGTCCATTTGTTCCATGGCCTCTTTGGCCGCGTCGAAATTGTTCTCAATCAACTTGCGGACGTCGCTCACATAGGCGTCGAGGCCGTCGAGTGCCGCCTCCTTAGTGCGAGCCCCTCCGAACAAGAGGCCAGCAAGCAGGTTCGTGTTGAACGTGGCGAGCGTGCTGATGTTCTCGTAGGGGTCGCCATTCGGGATGGCGTCGAGCAGCGCGACGGCCAGATGGCGCAGGCCCTCGTCGGTAAGTTCTATTTCGTTGCCCTTTGTGTTTTCGTCGTTCACTTGTTCTCTCCGTCGTTCTGGACAGGCGCGAACTTGGCGGCCAGATCCTTGATCTCCTGCTCCATCTCAACGTCAAAAATCTTGACCGTCGGCTGCTTTGGCTGGGGCATCTGCACCGGCACGGGGACGTCGTCACGGACCTGCGCCGCCTCTGCCGCAAAGGCGAGGTAGTTGATGCCATCGAAGTAGTTGTCGGCCTTCTTGCGATCGGAGCGGATGCGGGCCAGCTTCAGGCAGTGGAGCATCATGTTTACCTGATAGGGCGTGATGTCCTCGCCCGTGATCGTGTTGTAGATGACGCAAACACGTTCAGCCGTGTCGTTCACGTCGCCATATTCCAAAGTGCGATCAGTAAAGATGGATGCGGATTTGGTGATGATGTCTGCATATTTCATTTTCACTCTCCTTAATTAATGCGCTTCATCAGATCATTGATGCGCTTCGACAAGTCACTGATCGCCTGATCAGTGGTAATCTTTTCCTTCTTCAGCTCAGTCAGGACGCGTTCCTGACTGGTCAGAAGGCCCGTAAAATCCCTGATAGACACTTCAATCTTCTTTTGAAGTGCCTGTCCTTTCTCAATTACGCCATTCATTTGCAGGACTTCCTGCCGTGCTCCCGAGCCGAACTCTGGCCCGAAATTGTCTTCCCGGATGCCCTTCACCCACGCAAGTGGAACTTTCAGGCCCTCGGCGACGCGGGTGTCATTCCACCCGGTGTCATAGCCGCGCATCTCGTCGATGTAATGACTATCAATCTCAGAGAAAATGATGCGGCGGTCTTCTCTCGTAATTTCCGGCGGCGGGTCTGCTCTCACAGTATCGATCTCCATTTTAATTGCGGGCGCTGGCCCTTCACTTGTCTTTGGTTCTGTTTTCTTTTTCTTCAATTCCAATTCTTTGGCTATGCATGCCGGGCACAAGTCATCTCTGACCCGGTGGCCGACACGCCAGCCCTTCTGAGTGAACTTCTTCGCTGTCACCTCCGGCGGAAGAGAGCCAGAATGCGTGGCATTTGCGATCACTTCTGAATTGGAACAGGCGCGACACTTGATGAGATAACCAGACTTCGCTTTCCCATCTACAATATGCGGCGACCTAATAAATGTTCTCCCATGCGGCACTGACATATCGATCTCCATATAATTTTCTCGATCTACTCCATCGAGCGCGTGACGTTTCCCATTACTTTCACCTTGCCAACGTAGCGGTAATTGATCGCGATCTGACCGACCGGGTAGTAGGACTCCGCGCCGCGCGGCGCTTCGGTGTCACGATAAAACTCGTCAACGATTAAGAAATCGTTGCTCTGGAGAACATCGACAAATTCCTTCAGGCTTTTTGCTTCGTTCTCGCAAATAATTTGATGGATTTGCTGACCGGAGCGGGCAGGCATGTTCATTGTGATAAGGAATTTCACATCATTCTCCGTTGTGGGTAGGGGCGAGCCGAAGCCCGCCCCGGTTTATTAGCCGAAATCCTCGTCGTCGGCGGGCGCTGCAGCCTTGGGAGGTGCGGCGCGCGTCGAGCCAGTCGAGGGCGGTGCAGAGCGGGCGGGTGCCTCTTCGGCCGCACCACCGCGCGAAGGCGCGTCGGCAAGGTCGTTGGGGCGCTTGACCCAGCTAGAGATCTTGAAGACCGGCTGGTAGTTCGTTGATTTCTTTGCGCCAGCGCCGCTTTCGATCGCGACACTGTCTTCGAGGACGACGACGGGCAGCTTGCCCGGATTGGCCTTCAGGCCGGCAATGTAGTCATTGTGAAGGAGGTCAATCCCCTTCATCATAGCAGCAGCCGTGCCCGCCAATTCGCGGCAGTCGCCGCCGCATTCCTGCGAAAGCTTGACCACCATGCGGATGCCGCGCTTGTGGTTCTCCGACGGCCTCTCCGGGAAGCCGGAGCCGTGTGAGACCATTTGGAAGTCGGGGGCAGACCCCGCGTTAAAAGAAATCCAACCAACTTCGAGGTTCTCAAAGTCAAAGACAGCCTTAAAGCTGCGGGTGATGTCAGTGGGTGTTGATACACCATCTTCGCGGTCAACGCGAAAGAAACGACCCGCACGGGCGTCGTACTTCACGATCGGAAGGAAGTTGGCCCCACCTGTGCCACCATATTCAAAACCGAGTGCCATTTGCTTTACTCCATATGAGGCCATTTGGCTGGCCTCTTGCCTTCGCCCACATGGGCAGAACTGCTTCGACGGGTCGGGCGCAACTCCGACTGGTAACCTCAGCGATCTTCACAGTGTCACCGTCTCTATCCCTGCTGTGCCACCGGATAGTCGTGTGCATGGGGGCTCGCCTTCAGGTTCCTTCTTTACCCATGAATTATTTGTGTTTCTGCTTTCAACACCGCCGTCGAACTCGTCACAGGCCCCACACTTCAAACGCGGCCTTGCGGGCCATTGGGTCTGCAAAATAGAAACTGTCCACCTCGGGCACGACGTAGGACGCCAGTACCTTTGCGTCGTCACTGAGGGACAGGAACCTCTGGATAGTCAGCGCAATCTTTTCCAACGCGAGAAGGTGCTCGCGAGCGTTTTCGAGATTGTATGTCGCAGACTTTTTCGGGGTGATGTAGGAAATACGAGCATCGAGATTGTCGCCCCGCGCAGCGCGATACAGTGCAACTTGCCGAGCGTGATTGGTTGAGATTTTCGACGGCAGCGCATGCGTAGTTTTGATGTCAGTGAGAATGCCATGGTCGGCCCACTCCACGTCATAAAATCCAATCATAGGCACGAGAAGGTCGTCGAAACGATACTCAATTTTACCCTGCGTTGATGTAGGTTTCCCGTAGGGGCGCAGCTCTTTCAGGCCGGTCAAGACCATGTCCTTGATCGCGCCCTCTTCCTTTTCGCGGCGCGAGTCGCCCGACAGTGCAGTCAGCGTCTTGAACTCTTCCTGCGCAAGCCTCACGCATTCGTCATCAGACAAACCGTCGAGAATGCCAGCAACAACTCCGCTCTCCACAGCCGTCCCCCGATGTGCCGCAGCGCCCACCTGTGTGCGGACCTTCATGCATTTCTGCAGGACGAACATGGCGGGGGACGAGACAAACAAGTTGCAACTCGACGGGGAAAGATGTTCGATTTCGTAAGCTTCAAAAGGGTTCATGACGGTCTCAATCTGAATAGGGTTGCGACGATAGGCTGATTTGCGGAAACCAGTCAACAGACATTTTGTCCATCCACAGGCTTGACGCTTTAGACAAAATGTCTCAACGTCGTCGTCCTGATTTGCATGAGGGGCCGTCAAGGAATGACTGTGATGACTAAAAAGGCGATCGATTGGGAGCTGGTGGAGCGTGCTGCACTGCAACTCGGCGTCTCCCAGTTCGCGATCGACAAGTGGCGTCAGCGCCAGTCGATCCCGCACAAGTGGCGGCCGCAGCTCGTGATCCACACGGGCGGCGTCATCTCGTGGAAACAGTTCGAGCTGCTCGACAAACAGGCAAGGAAAGTCGCGTGATTTACATTGGAATTGACCCCGGCCTGTCTGGAGCTATTGCGGTCTTCGACCTTGAGAAGGGCCACCTGTCAATTATTGACATGCCGGTCGTCGAGATCGTCCGCAACGGCAAAAAGAAGCGCGAACTGTCCCCGGCCATGCTCGCCAATGTCCTGAGCCTGATCGAGAAGCCCTCGACGGCCGTGGTCGAACGGGTCGGCTCAATGCCGGGCCAAGGGGTGTCGAGCGTCTTTTCCTTTGGGCGCAGCCTCGGCTGTGTCGAGGGGGCTTTGGCCGCCCTGCAGATCCCCACAATCCTTGTCCCGCCCCAGCAGTGGCAGAAGGCCTGCTCGGTGCGCGGCGGCAAGGACGGCTCGCGCCTGCGCGCCGCCGAGATATTCCCGAATTTCGCGGGCCTCTTCGCCCGCAAAAAGGACGACGGCCGCGCCGATGCGGCCTGCATGGCGTGGTTTGCGGCAACTAAATAACTGACCTTATGGAGATCGATATGTTTAATGAACGTGTGCCGATGTTCAAAATTGCGGCGAATGTTTTCGACGCTTTTTCAGTCGAAGATATTACAAAAACTGCGAAAGATATGGAGGAGCTTGGCATTTACAAGCCGCCATACGCTAAACTCCATTTGCAATTGAAAACGCACCTCATGGAAAAAGTGGCACGCTCTGACATTTCTAAAGACTTTAGTTTTTGGGCTGGCGTTGAGAGTGACGTGCCACCAAAAAGCGAACTTCGTTTTTTTTATACTTTCACTGGCAACGGTAATGAATGTATCGTCCATCCGTATCTATCAATGGACGGTCGGGAGTTCGTCGAGTTTAGCACCAGAAAAGTGAAGCAATATAGCTCGAACAGTTTTTTTGAGTGGATGTGCAATTTCTCTTTGGCAATGTTGATTGTTTTGCTCGCAACAAAAAACGTCGAGAAAGACGTTGAAGTTTGCAATAAGCCGCATTCACGCAAAACTCGTGAAAAGCGCCTGTCGCAATACTCTTCTGTTACTACAATCAAAATTGGCAAAATTACAGAAACAGTCCGATCTGCGGGCGGATCAGGCTCAAGCGTTCGTCCACATCTTCGTCGCGGACACATTCGCAGCCAGCACTACGGCGTGAATAATTCTGAAGTGAAGAAGATTTTTATTCATCCCATTTTTGTAAACGCAGATGACGGCTGGATCGACGCCAAGAAAACATACCGAGTAGTTTCTTAAGGAAAATAACAATGTCGCTGCCGACAGATGGAAGTGGTGGAATTAACATGATGAATGCCGCGTTTGACCCTGATTTTGCCGACCCAAATGAATGGGCGCGCATGTATCGCGCGATTGGCTTTCAGGTTGTTCCTGCAATGACACCTCGTGAAAACCGCCAGCAGTGGAAGCGCCCTGCTCTGCCGAAGTGGCGCGAGCTTGAACACGAGCGCGTGCCGGACTTCACGTTTGAGCGGTGGTATGGCGAGAATGGTGAACATGCACGCCGCAACAACATGGGCGTCATTGCTGGCGCATGCTCCGACGGCCTCATGGTCATCGACCTCGACTTCCAGAAAGATCCGCGCGCACAGGCGTGGTGGATGGATATGCTCGACCGCCAGCAGCGCGCAGGCGAGCTGGAGACCATTGAGCAGGTGACAGGCGGTGGCGGTGCGCAGCTATTTTTCCGCGTGTCTGCTGGCTTTACGCCTCCCACCTGCAAGACCTCGATCGGCGTCGATATTCGCGGGCAGGGCGGCTTCGCCATGCTCCCCCCGTCTATGCACGAGAGCGGCACGCCCTACCGCTGGAAGCCCGGCTGCGAGCCGTGGGACGTGGAAATTGCGGACGCTCCGCAGTGGCTGTGCGACGCAGTCGTCCAGCTTGCCATGGAGCATGGCGGCGCGTCTGGCGTAAACCCGGTGACAGGGGAGCGCGAACTTACTTCGACCCCGGCGCACGCGATCGACAGCTTCGGCAATATCGTGGACGGCCGCGAGGACTACATGACCCGCCTCGTCTGGGCGGCGGTCGTGAACGCCCGCAGGGATGCCCCGATCCCCATGACGTCGGCCGAGAATGCCGAGACCATGATGGCGGCCTTTGCCAATTACGAGCGCCACGTCAAAAGCCGGATCCTTGAGCCGGGCACGCCAAATGCTGTTCTGCTTGAGCGTGAGGGCCGTGGCCTCTCGATGTTCCAGCACAAATGGGCCAATGCCATGGCCCAGTGGGATGGCAAGGTTGCCGTCGCCGCGAAGGTCGAGAAGCCCTCCCGCCCTTTTGAGATCGAAGCCCCGAAAGAAATCCAAGGCTATGACTTTAACCCGGAGACGGGTGAACTCACGCCCAAGGCCGTCGAGGCTCCCGAGGGCAGTTTTGAAGTTCTGGACGTTAAGGGGATCAAGTCTTTGCCCAATCCGAATTACCTGATCGACAAGCTCATGATCGAGACGGCGCTGGGCTTTGTCTTCGGCGCTCCCGGCTGCGGCAAGTCGTTTATCACGATCGGCATGGCACTCTCGATCGCTGCAAAGCAGGCGCAGTGGTTTGGCCGTGACATCAAGAAGACTGGCCCCGTCGTCTACATCT